ATTGTTTTTGAATTTCCAAAATTAATACTTATATATAAAAATAACAATAAAAAGAATATTTATCAATAAATAACTATTATGGATAATAGAGTTCCTATAACAAGACTTGGTAAATTTTTTGGAGACAATGACTTTAGTCTTGAAATTGAGATGGGTCAAGAGTGGTTAATTGGTGATATGAACTTTACTTGTGTTTTATATAAGGTTGATAAAACTAAAACAAAAACTGATGATGTTTACGGTGAAACTGTTTCGGATGGTATTAAATTCTTAGCTCCGGTTGAATTTAACGCATTTGTTCAAATTGCAACACCAGAAAATAAAAATGTTGGGTCAACTAAAAATGCACAAATAGAACCTGGAAATATTACAATTTCTGTTTATTTAAAAACATTGGAAGAATTAGATATTGATATTGATTACGGTGATTACGTTGGTTATTATGATACCGAAAATTTTGTAAGATATTATACCGTTGTAAATGATGGTAGGGTATTGTCAGATTTTAAACACACATATAAAGGATATCGTCCTTTTTACAAGACAATAATTGCGGCTCCGGTTGGGCCAAACGAATTTAGAGCATTATAATGGGTTTACCAAAAAAAATTAAAAAATATATTCCACTTACGGAAGAAAAAACACTTCTACCAAGAAGACGTGAACTTCGTGATCAAATCGAAGCTGATGGTACTTTTTTACCTAAAAGTTTATTACACGCAGATCTTGACCGTGGATTTTTAGATTTTGTTCGTGATGAGTTAAAGTGTGTTGTTGAAGGTAAAACAATTCCTATGATTGATATTTTAATCACAACACAAAACTGGGCACAGTTTGTTGAGACTTGGGATTTCCAAAACATTGATAAAAACAGCGAACCACCATTTATTACTGTAATTAGAACTCCGGAAGTAAAGTATGGTAATAACCCATCTATTATTTATAACATACCAAATAGGAGATTATATTTTTACGCTAAGGTACCAACTTGGGACGGTAATAAAAATGGTTACGACATTTATAAAATACCTCAACCGGTTCCAGTTGATATTACATATACTGTTGCAATTATTTGTAATAGAATGAGAGAAGTTAATAAATTTAATCAAATCGTTCTTGAAAAATTCGCATCACTACAAGCGTATCAAGTTATTAAAGGACATTATATTCCAATTAAAATGAATAGTATTACGGATGAATCTGTTATGGAATTAGAAAAAAGAAACCCCCCCACTCAAAACTATGACTATACAAAGAAAGCATTATTAATTGATGAGGATCAGTTTGAAGTTAGTCCTGCAATAACAAGAACATTTCAAATTTTTGAAACCGAAACAAAATATAAGAAGAATAAATATCGAGGTAAAGTTCCTCCGGAACCAGCAACATTTGATTTTGTGTTTCCAACAACAAGTGATGAGGTTGAGGAATTATTTAACTATACTTTAAATTTAAATTTAACTTTTTCAGATAATGTTAGTTCATTTCAAGTTTATATAAATGGTGATTACTATGGTGGTGATTTGGATAAAATCCAAGTTAATACAAACGACACTATTCTATTTACAATAGTTAGACTAGACGCAACAAAAGACGCTAAATTAGTTTATACACAGTCACTAGTCTAATCTTCACCGTAAATATCTTTCTTTTCTTTACATTTCTCAATAATAAGACTTTCCAAGAACTTATACATTTTAAGTCCTCGTTTATCACAATACTTTTTTAAAATGTTGTGAACATCTTTATCAATCTTTAAATTTTTAATGTTTTTAGGTTCTTTATCCATAGGTAGAAAAAAGGTAGAAAAAAATCTCACCAAAATATAAATAGTTTATAATAAGTAAAGTTTTTACTAAAAACACTAATATTTATTATAAAAATAAATTTATAAAACATTAAAAAAACAATGGCTACTAATAGTAAAGTTTTCGTATCCCCAGGTGTTTATACATCAGAAGTTGATTTAAGTTTCGTAGCACAAAGTGTTGGTGTAACAACATTAGGTATTGTAGGTGAAACAATTAAAGGACCTGCATTTGAACCAATCTTTGTTAGAAACTATGATGAATTTCAGGCATATTTTGGGGGAACACTACCAGAAAAATTCGTAGGAACTCAAATTCCTAAATATGAAGCACCGTATATTGCAAAGGCGTATTTACAACAATCAAATCAATTATTTGTAACTAGAATTTTAGGACTATCTGGTTATGACGCTGGACCATCTTGGTCTATACTAACTAAAGCAAATCTTGACCCAGCAACATTAGATTACTGGTGTTTAAGCGGTTCTGTTGTTAATTGTGAACCGGTTTGTGTTGTTAAAAAAGAAAAAACTTTTGCTTTTGATTTTAGTGCTTGTACTAATGGGAATGTCTTGTATTTAGACAATACACAAATACCAAGTGAAATTTTTAACATATTTACATCACAATATGAACAATTTAATGGAAATGTGTCAACATTGCAAGATGATATTGATGGAATTATATTAGACGTTGTTCAAGACCCTAATCCTTATATGGCTGAAGATGAGAATATCAAATATTTTGGTTCAATACCAAAAGTAGATTATGATTATTTAACTATTACTGGATATACAGCATCAACAAATGTTTTTAATGTTGATAATGTTTCTTTTGAAGACTCTAATCCAGCATCAGGTTTTAACGACCCGTGGTATTATGCTTTATTTGAAAATATTGGTAATGGTGCGTATTCTGGTTTTTCATTTTTTACAACAATTACTGGTATTACTTATTTAAACCCAGTAACAACAAGTACAACTACAATTGTACCAACAACCACAACCACAACTACAAATCCTTGTGTTACCCCAACACCTATCACCACAACTACAACAACAACACCTTTAATTGTTGATTGTTATTCTGGAACCGTAGTTGGTGTTATCTATTATTACACAGGTACTTCATTTACTGAATATGATGATTTAGTTGTATGCACTTTAAGATCAAGAGGTTTATCAACATATAGTGATGGTATTAACCCAATTTATGAAGTTACTGGTACAACACAAGTAACATATGATATGTCTGGAGAATACAGTGGAGTATTAAAAAATCCTTATTTACCTTTTGCGATTAATGCTGTAAATAATGATGGTACAACATTTAACTTCCAAGTATCAATGAGTAACTCCGATGCTAATAACATTAATAAAGTATTTGGTAGAGGTAATTTTGAAAAACCAAGAACACAAGTTCCATTAATGGTTGAGGAGTCTTATAATACTTTATTAAATTATGCTTGGAATAAGGGATATATTAGAGGTTTAAATCCTATTGTAGTCTCTTCTGAGGGTGCACAAGGAAATGACCAACAAACTATCGGTTGGTACCTAGATAAATTCCAATCACCAAGTTCACCTTGGGTTGTATCTGAATTAAGAGGTACAAAAGTTTATAACTTATTTAAGTTTTATACAATATCCGATGGTAATACCGCAAACTCTGAAGTTAAAATATCGTTAGCGGACCTTTCATTTAACAATGAAACATTCACAGTATTAGTTAGAGATTATTTTGATAATGATGCAAACCCAGTTGTACTTGAGAAATATACTAACTGTTCTATGAATCCATCTGAAAATAATTATATCGCTAAAAAAATAGGAACATTAGATGGTGAATATGAATTAAAATCTAAATACATAATGGTTGAAATTAATGAGGATGCACCGGTAGATGCAATCCCTTGCGGTTTCCAAGGTTATACATTTAGAGAATATCCAGATGGAAAATCACCATTCCCAATTTATAAAACAAAATATTTCTTACCTGGTGAGCAAGTGTTTAATCCTCCTTTCGGAACCTCAACTGGTCAAGACGATGCTTTTGTAAGTGGTGGTGACAATATAAGAAGAACTTATTTAGGATTAGGTTCGTATTGGGGTTATGATGGTGACTTCTTCCAATATAAAGGAAAAGTTAAACCATTTGATTTATGTAATGGTGAAGGTACAGAATGGAATTTTAGAACAAAAGGTTTCCATATGGACCAATTTGCAAGTGGTATTACAATATCTAGTTCATTTGCATCAAGTGGTACACCAGCATATGAAGTTGGTGTAACATCATTCTCATCTGAACCAGATAATCCTGAAAATCCTTATTACCGATTGAATGCTAGAAAATTCACATTATTTGTATATGGTGGATTTGATGGTTGGGATATATATAGAGAATTTAGAACAAATGCTGACAAGTACGCACTTGGTAGAAGTGGATTCTTAAATGGAGCTTGTTCATCAACAAGATATCCAAAAGGTAAAGGAAATGGATTGTTTAAACAAATTGCAATCGGTGATGGAAGTGTTGAATATGGTAACACAGATTACTACGCTTACTTATTAGGTATTAGAACATTCGCAAATCCAGAAGCTGTAAATATTAATATATTAACAACACCAGGTATTGATTTGTATAATAATAATAATCTTGTTGAAGCAACAATCGAT